TGCCAAAACTTTCCCTGAGTGGTGGGACATACTCAAACCGTATTGGGTCTACTAGAAAGCCCCTTGCGGGGCTTTTATTTTACGCGGCGTCTACAAACTTTTTCAGTTCTTCGGCCTGGCTGATGATATCCGTGGTTGACGGGAAATCAGGCATGGTTGGAAACGGAAGGCTTGCACGATTAGCATCAGTCAGTTTGGAATGATATTCGTCGCTGAGTTTGCTGCGTTTTTCGTAAATTGGCGCTTGAAGAATTTCTTTGGCCAAGGTAAGAAGTTCGAGACGGATCTCGTAAGGTGTTTTGCTCATGTTTTTCTCCTGTGTATGTGTGTGTTGATCCGGTCCCGCCCTATGCAGGACAAGATTGTTACACGAGCATGTTTACTTAGCGATATAAAATCGACCCAACAAAAAACCTGCCGAAGCAGGTTTTTGTTTTACGAACTAATTGCTTAGTTTGTGAATGTTGCTGTGGCAGCTGTGGTAACAGCGTAGCCTAGAGCAGCAGTCAAAGCAGCGTCTAGATCGCCAGCGTTGGTGTAGTCCCATGCAGCAGTTGGGTATGTGGCCAAAGCTAGTGTAGCTGTGTTAGAGCTGTTAGTTGTGAATTCATAGATGGCAATAGTTGCCTTGGTCTGAATTGTCTGGATTGCAATTGCCAATGAAGAGCCACTGACTGTAGCGTTACCTGTGAAAGTAACTGTGCCGAAGTCTAGTTTTGGGCCTGCTGCATTAACTGTTGCACCACTGGTTACTGTGTTTGCACCACTGTTGTGGCCTGCGCCGGGGGATGCTGGTGTTGTGCCAGAATCCATGTTAACAACTGGTTGAAAGTTGCCGTTTACTTGTGTGATATAAGCCATTTAAAATCTCCTTAGTGTATGGTCACGTTGGACCTGCACTTATTTATACATTTGGTAAAAAATCTCCAATTAGGCCAGTTGATCCGGATTGTTTTGTTGTACGTTGGCCCGGGTAAATCCAAAGCGATTCACTGCTTTGGCCATGCCCGATGGAGTGGCCATAACCCAGCCTTCTTGTCCAGGATGTTGACGATCCAGCTGTCCCAGGGTGTGCTGTTTCAGCTTGTGCAATAGCACAAATGCAGTAAAGGCGGCTGCTATGCCGTCGGTGTTAGAACGCGGACTCTGTAGATATTCTGCAATGTTGTTGAATTTTCTCGGTGTCACAGTGGCCTGTAACCACTGTCCAAATTCGGGTAGAATTGTTGACAAGTTGAAATCATTGTATGCAGGATTCTTAACAATGCTGTTGATGTAGTCAATGCAGAGTTTGGGCAGATCTGTGATACCACGAGAACGTAGATCAGCCGGATTAAACAACTGATCAATGGCAGCACCATTTGCTCGAGCCAGCTGTTTGATCTGTGTGGTCAGCTTGTTGTCTCGGGTGATGTTTTCTCTCGGTGCCACAGGCTCAATCAGCAACAGCCCCGGCACACGATTGAATTTCAATGTGCCAATCGGCTGCTTGGCAGCACCAACTTCACTGTAGTAGGTATGCATGGCAACACCAACTTCAGTGCCAGCAATCATCTTTCCAATTTCGCTGTTGACTGGAATACGGTACTCAATGGTGTTGGGCTTGAATACCCAGTTGCCAGATACTTCGGCTGGTGTAGTGGTATACAATAAATCGCCCTGTGCATAGCCACGGAATGATCTAGGAGTAGCTGCTTCTAGCAACGGAAATACCTGAGCATACAGAGCAATCAAGTCGGTACGGTCGCCTTTGCGCTGTGACATGATCTGTGCAATCTGTTTGACGCTGGTGGCCAAACCGTTGTAGCCTTTGGCCCCAAAGCCCGACACGTCGGTCAGCACAAACTCTCCAGCTTCATTACGGCCAAACACCACAGCAGGCTTTCCGTCCCACTTAACTGTAGTGGTCTTGGGAGTGTCCTGCGCCACATGGTCGATGATGGCTATGGCATCTGTAATACCACGACTGCCTTTGCGAAACACTAGATCTTCTAGATGTTCAATACCCTTGGCCTTGCCGCCCTGCACGTCAGATTCAACAATCACACTCATGCCTTGGTTTACCACGCGATCCCGCAGTCGTGCTAGAAAACTCACTTCGTCGTAGGCCTGATACAAGGGCTGTTCGCTTTCCATGAACGGCACACCAATCTTGGCAAAGTGTTCACGTGCATCAGCCAGCTTGGCATCACGCTTGGCATCGCCTTCCAGTGCGGCCACAATGGTTTCCACACTGTGTAGGTCAGCACGAGTGGCTGATTTATTCAACAGCAGTTTGGCAATCTTATCTGGATCATCTGATATGATGGCGTTGGTTGCACGATCAGCAATGCCTGAATTTTGATTCAGCTTGTAACCCATGCTTTTGGCAATGCTGTTCATCAGCACATTACGAGCTGATCCACTGTAAGCACTGTCGCCGGCTGCGCTCAGTACAAACTTGGAGAATGGCACATTGGTCAAAAACATAAAGTCAGTTTGCACATAGCCCAGCTTGGGATTGCCCATGATAGGTGTTTTAAAATGCACACTGATGCCGGACTTTTTAACATAGTCTTCCGGCTTGAATCCGTGGCTGGAGGCCCATTGTGATAGTCTAGCTGCCAGTTGATCCTTGGTCACTTGGTTAGCGTCTACTGCAAGATCTAAGTCTCCTGACGTGGGTTTTTTACCAGTGGATCCTAGTGTATTGTTTTGTAGGTCTAGTCCTGGTAGCATTTGATCCAGCCAGGACAAGGTTGGAGCAATGTCCGCTTGATTTATACGCTGTGTCAGGCTACCGCCAGACTGGTCTTTAAAAACATTGCCGCCTTCTTTTAATATCATGATACTGTATATCCCATCAAGCTCAACATGCCATCAATTGCATCGTCGCCGGTGGAAGATAGTTTGTTGTTTCGTGTTGCTTTTTGCATAACTGTAGCTGCTTTTTGCAATGCCACCGGGTCTAGTCCTGCGCTTTTTAATAATGCGTTTATATCAATGGGTTGAGCCGTATTGGCAGCATTGGTCTGGCCGGCCGCAGGCGCAGCGGTTCCGGCAGCAGCTGAGTTGGGGGACTGCTGTGCAGCAGGTGGCTGAGTTGATGCAGCCGCTACTTTATTTTGTGATGCTATCAGCTGTGCGCCGGCCAACACTGTTAAAATATAATTTTTAACAGCTTCTTTAGTTGCTGTGGGATTGCCTTTTGCTGTGTCAACTGCTTGTCTGGCTGCTGCCAGTTCTGCCTTTAGATTTTTTTTCTGAGTGGTGTTTTTAACATCTGCTAATCCAATTGTACGATAGGTGGTTGAATCGCGCATGGCAGTCTTTTGATTGGCCCAGGCCTCAAAGTCGTCCATGTAATTATTTGGCGTAGCAGCAGGTATTTGTTGTTTTGTTGTGCCGGCTGGTTGGGTGGTTGGATTTGGATTGGTTCCTGCCCCGGGTACTTGGTACGGCTTCAATGGCATTGCTGTGCCTGTTGCGGGTGCAGGCGTAGTTGTTGTAGTTGTTGCAGGTTGCCCGGGTTTTGTTGGATTTGGATTGGTTCCTGCACCAGGTACCTGATATGGCTTCAATGGCATTGGCGTGCCTGTTGCGGTTGCAGGCGTTGCTGGCGTTGCTGGCTGTTGTGCAGCCACGCCACCTCTTACCATGTTGTTTATACCTTGCCCGGCATTGGCTGTAGCAGATGTTGCTGGATCATATTTTGCAAACTTGGTTGCATCGCCGCCTGTGCCACTGCCTGCGCGACCTTGAACGTACCGGGTTTGATCTTTGATATTTGGATTGTTAGGGTCGGCTTTGTTTATTCTGCTGCCGGAGGTGCCGGGCTGTGATTGTGTCCCGGTGGCCGGTGCAGCATACTTTTGCATGCCCGGCAAGTTCATTAGATTATTAGCGTTGAAACCCGGTGCAGGCACAGTGGCGGGTTTGGTAGCAACTCTACTAGGAGCCGACACACGTTCGGCTATTGCTTCTGGCACGGCCTGTGCTGGTGCTTGTGCCTTTGCCTGCACTTTGGATTTAGGGTCTTTGAGCCATTCGTCAGCATACTGTGTTGCCAGTTTGACCATGGCTGGTTCTCGCATCACAGCGGCTAATTTTTGTTTAGGATCTAGTATGCCTGCACTAGCAGTGGGGTCATCTTTAGAAAGATCATACCCAGCACCTTTGGCAATCGAGTGTCCAAGTCCAGTAGCGGCAGCTTTGCCAACGGCCTTTGCCCAACTTCCTAATCCTTCGTCTGTGCGTCGTGGATTGTTTAACTCATGAATTTGCATCAGTTTTTCTCACGGTTCTTGTAAACTTGCTGGGATTGCGGAGATTGATTGCGTTGATCAACTTGCGTTGCAGGTTTTTAGCAGACTCGGCATCATAGGTTGAGTCAATCTGCTCCAGCAGGCGTATGGCACTGGCAATGACATTAGCAGCTCGAGTCTCGATCACATGCCGAGAATCGCGTGCCACATACATGCTGTCTAGTTCTTCCAGTAAACTGCGAGTTTTCTTTTGCATTTTAGTCCTCAACCTTTTGTGTTATTTATTGTTTTTGTCCACATATGTTATTGCAAATAACCTAGCGGTATCGGTTACGACTGCTTGATTTTCCCCAGCAACTGCTTTAGTTTAGCACTTTGTACATCTGCAGAGACCTTGGGTTCTTGTTCCCATGCTGGAGTTCCTGTGGCTCGTTCCCATGTTGGCGGGGGACTACTAGTGCCGCCTGTTTCTGCAGGCTTGACTTGACTACGAGCTTTGATTGAGTCCATGAATGATGGTTTTGCGCCAGATGACGAATCATCGTC